GCACGCCGGAGCTCAAATCAGCGCTCGACTCATACGGCATGGGAAACCACCCGGAGCTTGTGCGAGTGTTTGCGCGCATTGGCAAAGCGATGGCCGAGGACACGCACGTTGGCGGTAACGCCGGCGGCGCTGAATCCGACCAGAGCAAGCGTCTGTTCCCCAACATGAAATGAAAGGAAATTTAAATGGCACTTCTTGCTTCCACCCACCCAACCCTGCTGGACGTGACCAAGCGTCTGGACCCACAGGGCAAGATTGACACGATCGCTGAGATCCTCAATCAAACCAACGAAATCCTAGACGACATGGTCTGGCTCGAGGGCAACCTGCCTACCGGCCACCGCACCACGATCCGCACCGGCTTGCCCACTCCAACGTGGCGCAAACTGTACGGCGGCGTTCAGCCTGGCAAGAGCACAACCGTTCAAGTCACTGACGCGACCGGTATGCTCGAGGCGTATGCCGAAGTCGACAAGGCACTGGCTGACCTCAATGGCAACACCGCATCGTTCCGCTTGTCGGAAGATCGTGCGCACATCGAGGGCATGAACCAGGAGTTCGCATCGACCCTGTTCTACGGCAACGAAGCCACCGAGCCTGAAGCATTCACCGGTTTTGGTGCACGCTTCAATGACCAGTCGGCAGCCAACGGCGACAACATCATCACCAGCGCAGCAACGCCTGACAGCACCGACAACACGTCGATCTGGTTGGTAGTCTGGGGCCCGAACACGGTCCACGGCATCTATCCGAAAGGCTCGAAGGCTGGCTTGGACATGAACGACAAAGGCCAAGTCACCATCGAGAACGTGGACGGCAGCGGCGGCCGCATGGAAGCCTACCGCACGCACTATCGTTGGGACTGCGGTCTGTCGGTACGTGACTGGCGCTATGTCGTGCGCATCAACTTAGACCAAGAAGACCTGGTCAAGAATGCCGCGTCTGGCCCTGACCTGGTCGACCTGATGACCCAAGCTGTGGAATTGATCCCTAGCTTGAGCATGGGCCGCCCTGCGTTCTACATGAACCGCACGCTGCGTTCGTTCCTGCGTCGCCAGATCGCCAACAAGGTGGCCGCTTCCACCCTGACCATCGAGCAGGTGGCAGGCAAGCACGTCACCATGTTTGACGGCATCCCGGTCCGTCGCTGCGACGCTATCACCAACACCGAGTCCGGCATTTAATCGGCCTCATTGAATTGAAAGGAAACGCATCATGATTCTCGACGAGCGCAATGAGTTTGCCGACGCCACGGCACTCAACACCGGTGCAGCTGGTGACTACGTAATTGGCGACGTGATCGACCTGGGTGTCGCACGCGACATCGGCAACGGCGCCGATCTGGACTTCGTTGTCCAGGTTGACACCACTGCCACTTCGGGCGGCTCGGCTACCTTGGCCATCTCGCTGGCAACGGACGACAACGCATCGTTGTCCTCGCCGACCAAGGTCGTCACCTCGCCGGCGATCGCTGTGGCTAGCCTCACCGCTGGCACCACGATCTTCCGCGTCAAAGTGCCAGCTGGCACCTACGAGCGCTATCTGGGCATCGTGCAAACCACTGGCACCGCAGCATTCACGGCAGGCAAGATCAACGCCTTCCTGACTTCTGACACTGCCAACTGGCGCGCATACAACGACGCTATCTGATAGGAGCGCACCGACATGAAAGTCAAAGCAATCACTGACGGCTTTTATGGCGGCGCGCGTCGTCGTGCGGGCGCCGTGTTCGAGGTGCCCGCCGGTACAACCGGCCATTGGCTGGAAGTGGTCGCCGACGACACGCCTGTCGAACGTCCAAGGCAGAAGGCAAAGAAGCAAGAGCCTATCGCCTTGAGCCAGCTGCAGGCCGATCAGCCTGTGAGCGAGCGCGAAGTCATCTGAAACACCGCGGGGCTTTTGCCCCGCATCACGAATTCACTGCGGAGCCTGACATGGTCGACATGAAGTCAAAGCCAGAGGTAGAAGAGCAGCCCGGCATGGTTGAAGCCGATGAGCCTAGCTATCCCTATGGCCTGTGCCTGCACCTGGGCAAGGACGAGCTCGAGAAGCTCGGCATCACTGCGCTGCCCGATGTCGGCGCCAAGATGGAAATCATGGCCAAGGGCTACGTCAAGAGCACCAGCGCCTACGAAACCCAAGGCGATGGCAAGTCGCAAAGCGTCGAGATCCAGATCACCGATCTCGAGGTTGCACCCGGCGAGCGCAAGGACCCTGCGCAAGTGATGTACGGGCAGGGCTAACGCATGGCAGCCTCGGTCATTTCGATCTGCAACATGGCCTTGGCACGCATTGGCGTGTCGAGCTTCATCTCTTCGCTGTCTGAAGCGAGCAACGAAGCACGCGTGTGCGCGCTGTTCTACGACCAGATGCGTGATTACGCGCTGCGCGACTACCCTTGGAATTTTGCGAACAAGCGCATGGCGCTATCCGAGGCGGGTGACGCGCCCACCAACTGGGAATACATGTACGTGTACCCGAGCGACTGCTTGAAGGCGCGTGCGATTGTGCCGCCAGGCCTGCGCGCACCGCGCAGCGACCAGCGCATCCCGTTTGAGACGGGTTACTACGACGGCCAGCGCGTGATCTTCAGCAACCAGGCGCAAGCAGAGCTCATTTACACCACGCGCATTGAGGACCCGACCATCTTTGATCCGATGTTCACCTCGGCGCTGTCATACCTGATCGCATCCGAGATTGCCATGCCGCTGTCTGTGCAGCCGGCGGTAGCCAAGCAGGCGCGCGATGCGTACGCGCTGGTGTCCTCGGCAGCAGCAGCTAGCAACATGACGGAAAGTACGGAGCAGCCAGCGCCGGATTCGGAGTTTGTCGCAATACGGGGAGTGCTCGATGGGCAGCAGCCTAATTCAAGCATCGTTTACGGGGGGTGAGCTCTCGCCGTCGCTGTACGGTCGCGTCGACCTGGCACGCTACGGCACGAGTCTCAAAACCTGTCGCAATTTCATCGTGCAGGCCTACGGTGGCGTGAAGAATCGTGCCGGCACCAAGTTCTTAGCCGAGGTCGCCAGCAGCAGCCGGCGCCATCGGTTGATCCCGTTCGCGTTTTCCACGACGCAAACCTACGTGCTCGAGTTTGGCCACCAGACCATGCGTGTGTACAAGGACGGCGGCCAAGTGGTCTACAGCTCGGGCGGCTCGGCCGGCTCGCCGGTGAGCATTGCAACGCCCTGGAGCGAGTCCGATCTGCCACTGCTCAACTTTACGCAGTCGGCCGACATCTTGTACGTGTGTCACCCGAGCTACGCGCCGCGGCAAATCAGCCGCACAGCGCACGATGCTTGGACCATCAGCGAGTTCGCCAACATCAAGGGCCCGTTCCAGGATCTGAACATAACCACCACGACCACGGTGCACAGCAGTGCGGCCACAGGCAACGTCACGCTGACTGCGTCGACCTCGATTTTTAGTGCAGCCAATGTGGGCCAGCTGATCTTCATCGAGCAGAAGGATTTCGGCGTTCCCTGGGAGTCGGGCAAGAGCGTAGCCGTCAACGACATTCGCCGCTCTGACGGCAAATACTATCGAGCCACCAACGCTGCCACCACGGGATCCACGCGCCCGACGCACGAGTCAGACACGGCCAGCGACGGTGCGGTGACCTGGGCCTACTTGCACCCAGGTTTTGGTGTGGCCGAAATCACAGGCTTTTCTAGCGGCACTAGCGTCTCAGCCACGGTCATGCAGCGCATCCCCGATGCAGCAGTTGGATCGGGTGGCGCTACCTACAAGTGGGCGCTCGAAGCCTGGGGCGGCAACCAAGGCTATCCGTCGAGCGTGGCCTTCCACCAGCAGCGCCTGTGTTTTGCCAACACGCCTGCGCAGCCGCAGACCGTGTGGATGTCACGCACCAATGCCTACGTGGATTTTGGCAAGAGCAACCCGATCGCGGACGACGACGCGGTGACGTTTACCGTGGCATCACGCCAGGTCAACGCCATCCGACACATGCTGACCTTAGACAAGCTGGTGCTCTTGACCTCCGGTGGTGAATGGATTGTGTCGGGTGCTGAGAATGACACCATCACGCCATCATCGATCAACATCAAGCAGCAAGGCTACCGCGGCAGCTCGACTGTGCCGCCGCAGGTAATCGGCAACACCGCGCTCTATCTGCAAGACAAAGGCTCAACAGTGCGTGATCTGGGCTATGAGTTTGCCAGCGATTCGTACACCGGCAACGACTTGACCGTCTTGGCAGCGCACCTAGTGCAGGGTTATCAGATCAAAGAGTGGGCTTACCAGCAGGTGCCATTTACCTGCTTGTGGTGCGTGCGCGATGACGGCACGCTGCTCTCGATGACCTACATGCGCGAGCAGCAGGTCATTGGCTGGCACCGGCACGACACCGACGGTGAAGTCGAGAGCGTGTGCGTGATCTCCGAAGGCAATGAAGATGCGCTCTACATTGCAGTCAAGCGCACCATCGGTGGCACGACCAAGCGCTATGTCGAGCGCATGCAAACGCGCTTGATCAACGACATCAAGGACGCGTTTTTTGTGGATAGTGGCTTGAGCTACGACGGGCGCAATATCGGCGCCACCACCATGACGCTGACTTCGAGCGGTGTGTGGACCTACGGCAGCGCGGCGACCTTTACGCTCACGGCCAGCGCCAGCTACTTTGTGGTGGGTGACATTGGTAGCGAGATTCACTTAACGGCCAACGATGGGCGCGTCTTGCGCTTGCTGATCACAGCGCGCTCGAGCGGCACTGTAGTCACGGTCACTATCAACCGTGACGTGGCCACCGAGCTTCGTAGCACGGCGTTGACCAGCTGGACGCATGCGCGCAAGAGCTTCTCTGGTTTGAGCCACTTAAACGGCAAGACGGTCAGCATCTTGGCTGACGGGCATGTGGCGCCGCAGGCCACGGTGTCTGCTGGCGCAGTGACGCTGGCCCAGGCAGCGGGCGTGGTGCACATTGGCCTGCCGATCGAGGCCGACTTCGAGACGCTCGACATCAGCGCACCGCAAGGCGAGACGATCCGCGACAAGAACAAGATCGTGCAAGCCGTGCGCTTGTTGCTGGAAGAGTCGCGAGGGCTCTTTGCCGGGCGCGATCAAGACAACCTGCTGGAGTACAAGCAGCGTGCGCAGGAGAGCTATGACGATCCTGTGTCGCTGTTGACCGGTATTGCCGACATCTTGATTGGTGCGACCTGGAGCAAGCAAGGGCGCGTGTTTGTGCGTCAGTCCGACCCGTTGCCGCTGTCAATTCTGGCGGCTATTCCAGAGGTGAGCGTCGGTGGGGCATGAGTACGCCGTTATCCCAGCGCGGCTTGAGCATGTCGAGCCCATGCTGTCCATCATTCGCCAAGCAGACATCGACGAGCTATGGGCAGCGAATCGCGTGAGCCCGGCCTACGCTTTACGGCGCGGGATCGCTTGTTCGACATTGAGTTGGACCGGCACGGTCGACGATCGGCCGGTGTGCATTTTTGGTGTGGCACCAGCGTCGCTACTGGGTTCGGTCGGTGTGCCGTGGATGATAGGCACGCAAGAGATCGACAGTCATGCAAAAGCCTTTTTACGACGCAATAAAGCCTATGTCGAACGCATGAGCGAACTGTACAATTATCTAGTGAATTTTGTGGATGCACGCAACACGCGAGCGATTGGTTGGTTGAAGTGGTTGGGCTTTACGATTTTGGAAGCGCAGCCGCACGGCCCCGATGGTTTGCCGTTCCACCGTTTCGAAATGAGAGCCCATCATGTGTGACATCATGACCGCATTGTCGGTGGCCGGTACTGTGATGAGTGCCTCGGCCAGCATGCAGCAAGCCCAGGATGCGCGCAACCTGGCTGCTTACAACAAGCAGGTAAGCGACTACCAGGCGAAGGACACATTAGATCGCGGCGCCGTCGAAGAGCAAAAGCAGCGCGAGAAGGTGCGCCAGTTCATGGGATCGCAGCGCGCCGCGATGGGCGCCTCGGGCGTCGAAGTGGCGAGTGGATCTTTTGGTGATGTGCTGGTGCAGTCCGCGCAAATGGGTGAGCGCGATGCGCTCACGATTCGCAACAACGCCATGCGCGCCGCGTGGGGCTATCGCACGCAAGGCGAAGCGCAGCAGTTTGAAGGCGAAGCCCGTGCGCGCGCTTACCAAGGTCAAGCGGTGGGTTCGCTGCTCACCGGCGGTGGCAATGTCTACGCCCGCGGCGTTAAGAAGGGATGGTGGGAGGACTGATGCCACGCATACCTGTATACGAGCAGACGCAAGCCACCACAGGCAACCTGCCTAGCCCGTCGATCAACCCAGTGATGCCCGATGCGGGCGCCGGTGTCGAGCGTGGCGTCGCCAATCTGATAAATGCCATCACCAAGGCGCGCGAGGAGGCTGACGCGCTACGGGTGGAGGATGCTGTCAATCGTCTGAACAAGGACGACAACAAGCTGCTCTACGGCGAGAACGACCCGACCAACCCGAACGCCGAGCGCGGTGCGTTCTCCGTCAAGGGCAAGGACGCATTTGATCGCGGCACTAATCCGCCGCTGGCCGATGAGTACCTGGGCAAGTACGACGCGCGTGTGGCGGAGATCAGCAAGAGCCTGGGCAACGATGATCAGCGCGCCCGGTTTAGCGTGGCAGCCGGTCGCATGAGGGCAAACTTTGATTCACAAGTGCGTCGGCACGAGCAGATGCAAGGCGAGGTCTACCGCGAAGATGTATACAAAGGCACCGTCGCAACCGAGCTCGAAAAAGCCGCACGCTTTTACGATGACCCGAATGCGCTGCTGATCTCGATGGACCGCATCCAAGCATCAACAACATCCTACGCAAACGCAAAAGGCATGAGCAAAGACGCCACCAACGCGCTGCTCATGAAGAACGTGAGCGACCTGCATTCTGTGGTGGTAGGTCGCCTGCTGGAAGAGAACAAGCCACTGGCCGCTGACGCTTACTTCAAAGAACACCGCGCTGCCATGGAAGCCAAAGATGTCAGCCAGGCGATCAAAGCGCTAAACGTCATCGGCATCGACGAGCAGGTATCGAGCTTCGTCGACGAGTTGGTGGCCGGTCCCAACGGTCCGCAGAACGACGACAACAAGGCGTTCCAGATCGATAAGATGTCCAACGATATTCGCGCCAAGTTCAAAGACAACCCAGCAGCGCGTGATGTAGCACTGAAGATGGTGCGCGATCGCAAGCAGGAATGGGACGCAGGCGTCGCCGAGCGCAAAGCAGCTGACGATGGACAGACCGTGCAGATCGCAGCCAGCACTGCGTTTCTGAAGTTCAAGCCTGCTGACGACCGGGGCGCATTTGACATCGAGGCGGCGGTCAATGGCTTAAAGGGTGACCCGACCATTGCCAAGGACCCGGTCAAGCTGCGCCAGGCAACTGAGCTGCTTAAGGAGCGATTTAACCTGTGGCAAACCAGTGCCAAACAGCGCGAGACTGAGCGCCGCGGGAAGATCTGGGACGCAGTCAACACCGGCAAGGGCTTGAGCTTTGTGCGCCAGATGAAGGAGTTCAAAGAGCTCGATGGCACCGACCAGCGCACGCTGATCAACCAGATCGAAAGCGAGCTCAAGCCGGCAACCGCCAGCGCCGCATCAAAAGAAGAGCTCAAGGAAATCCGCGACGCGAACTACTTCGAGCTCACCCGAGATCCAGCTCGCCTAGCGGTAATGACTGAAGCCGAGATTGTCGCGCTCACGCCGGACGTGGGTCGCGGCAACGTGATGAAGGCCATCACGGAAAAGCGCCGCCTGGGTAAAGACGCCGAGACAGTCACGATCGACAAGGATCAGCTCTACCAGCGCGCCAAGTCGGCCGGCATCAACGTCGACAAGCCCAGCGACAAAGACAAAGCGCTGCTGGGTGACCTGTGGAAGCGGGCAGAGGAGATCATCTACGCGACGCAAAAAGGCGCCACGCGGCCGATCGATCGCAAGGAAAAAGAAAAGATCTTCGACACCTTGCTGCTTGAAGTGCCGGTGCGCATGCAGCAAAAGGGCGGCATGTTTGGTGACGGTAGCATCAGCTACGAGAACAAGCGCCTGTTCCAGGTTAAGGATGTTCGCAGTGTGGGTCGCCCAGGCGATCGCGACAAGGTCATCAAAGCGTTCAAAGACAAAGGCATCGAGCCTGACGAAGATCAGATTTTGCGCGGCATCTCCGTGCTCAACAAGAAATAGGACGAGGACATGGGGCAGCGCGACCTGGATACCCTGATCGGCAACGAGATGCTGTTTGAAGAGCAGCGTCGTCGCACCGAGCAGTCTTTGAAGTTTGGGTTCCGGCAAAATCCTGATCAGTTTTCCAATTCGCTAAAGCTCAGTCGCGATACCGGCACGTCGCCTGATTTTGCTGAGAAGAACAAGCAAGAGCTCGAGATCCAGCGTCGCATGCGCTTGGCACCCGTGGGCGACCTGGTGCGCAGTGCTCCTAAGACCGCCGAGTTTCTGTCGGACCCCAACAACGCCGGCGCGTTTCATGACGCGATCGGTGAGCTATCGACACTCGAGCAGATTCTGACCAAGCCGCTGGACTACGCACGCTCGATCGTGGGTGAAGGCGTAATCAAGAGCACGGTCGGCAGCACGCTCTCGGGTATCTCCACCACGTTGGATGTGGGCGCCCGCGCCATCGACCGGCCGATCCGTCGTGTGTTTGGCGATAAGGTGGCCAATGCGTTCTGGTACGAGCCACTGCGCGTGCAGGGCGTGCCGCTTGACCCGCTCGACGTATTGAAGCAGGGCGGCGAAGACTTCAAGAAGCTGGGCGAGATCGTCGCCCCACCACAAGAGCGCCGCGGGTTTGACACGGACGTGGCTGCCGGCGTGGGTCAGCTGGGCGGCCAGATCGCCACCTTCCTGCTAACCGGTGGCACCAGCACGGCGACCACCATGTTTGCCCAGGGCGTGGACGCGGCCGACACCAAGACTAAAAAAGACAAGGGCGACGGCATGCTGTCGAAGTCCCTTGGCATCGCACCTGACGTGGCCAGGGACACTACCTTGCTGGCCGGTGGCAGTATCACCACGCTGACCGAGCGCTATGGCCTAGACAAGATTTTGAACCGCGTGCCGCCGGCCATTCGTAATCGCACGCTGCGGTTTTTGGCCGACATCAGTGCAGCCGCCGGTATCGAGTCTGCCCAGGAAGTCACTGAAGCGCTGTTGCTGGATATGACCCGGCGCGTGCTGACCAATGAGAACGCCGAAATATTTGACGGTGCATTGAACGAAGCTGGCGTGGCTGGTGTGTCTGCTGCCATCGTGCGCGCTGCGCTGGGTGTCAAAGGCTATCGCCAGGCCAAGCGCCAGGAAGAGTTGATTACCGGCTTGGCTGCAGCTGGCAAAGATCCGAAATTGATGGGCCGCCTGCCTGAGAAGGTGCAGGAGTTTGTTGCCGGCGTCACCAAAGATGGCCCGGTGCAAAACGTGTTCATTCCGGTTGAGCAGTTCAACACGTTCTACCAGTCACAAAACCGCGACCCGATCGAAGCGGCGCGCAGCATGGGCGCGACCAACTACGCCGAAGCTGTGGCGCTGGGCACCGACGTGGTGGTGCCTATCGATCAGTTTGCTGCCGTCGTGGCCCCCACAGACGACCTGCAAGGCCTGGCGGCCGATGTCAAATTTAGCCAGGGCGAGCGCACCGCACGCGAGCGCGAGCAGGACCTGCGCGACCAGGCGGCGCGCGAAGAGGAAATCATTGCCGAGGCGCAGTCTTCGGTGGGCGAAGCCGACACGCCGGTCACGCAGCAGATCCGCGAAGACATGACCGGCCAACTGATTGCTGCCGGCACCGAGCGCGTCACAGCGGAAGCCCAGGCAACGCAGTATGCCAAGGTGATCACCAACCTAGCGCAACGTGCAGGCGTCGATCCGCTGACATTGCACAACGAGTACGGCTTGAGTGTGACGCGCCCATTGCCGGACGTGCTGACTCGCGACACCCGCGCTGATGTCAGCATTGATCCGCTGCTAGACCGCCTACGCTCGGCGCAAGAGATCCGCGACCAGGATGTTTTCGGGTTGTCGCTGGTGGAGTTTGTGCGCAACCAGGGCGGCATCTTGCCATCGGGTGAGCTGCAAGACGCGGACGTGGGCAATCGCCCCTTCCAGCGCAATCTGCTGCAGCCCCAGGGTATGTCGCCTGACCGCGTAGCAGAGCTCGCGATCGAGGCGGGCTACTTCCCTGGTCGCACCACCGGAGACATGACCGAGTCGGACATCTTCGACGCGCTCGATGAAGAGCTGCGCGGTGGTACGCCGACGTACTCAGCGGTCAACTACAACGAGCAGCTGTTCAATGTGCGCGAGACGGTCAACCAGCTGGGCCAGTATCTGGACGCGCTGGGCATCGATGTGGGCACCATCACCGACAACGCCCAGGTGCGCCAGCTGATCGACGCGGCCACGCAGCAGGCAGGCCTGGGCGACCAGGTTAATGAGCTGTTTCAGCGTGTCAGGGTGCAGGCGGAAGGTCGCAGCGTCCCGAACGAAATCGATGCTGTGGCGAATGTCGAGTCGGCATTTGAGTTTGCGGGCAGCCAGTCGTTTCCAACGAACAGGGATTTCAAGCTCGCGATCCAAGAGCGCGTCAACACTGCTGCTAAAGAGGCAGGCGTAAACCTGGACGAGTTTAGCCAGGGCACCGAAGAGTACCTGGTACGCATTGCCATGGCAGACGGCATCACGGCGCTGCGCACCAACGCCAATGCGGTGGGCTGGTACAACGAAAAGGTGACCAAGGCACTGCGCCTGGTGTCGTTGATTCACCCGGAAGTGTCCACGGATCCGCAAGCCAAGTTTGCCTTCGTGTGGGCAATGGCGGTCACGTCCAACGGCTTGAAGGTCGACAAGAATTTTGAGCTGGCCGAGATGGCCTACGAGCAGTGGAAGGCCTCCGGCGGCAAGATGCCTACCGACATCGGCATTGGCACCGCGGCCGGCGCGATCAACAAAGCCATGGGCATGTACAACACGCTCATCGAGAAGCACGGCTTTGACGTAGTCGAGCGGTTCATGACTACCATGCAGCCAGCGGGTGAGGTGCAGAAGTTCACCGGCCAGAAGATCAGCGGCGAGAACCTGACCACCATGGTGTACGGCGCCGCGGCGCTGGGTCCGAAGATTGGCAACGGGTTCTTCATGAACCTGTACGGGCGCTTCGAGCAGCTCACCATGGACCGCTGGCTGATGCGCACATGGGGCCGCTGGACTGGCACGCTGGTTGAAATCAACCAGGCACAGATCAAAGCCAAGCGCGCCCAGCTCAAGGACGTAATCAAGGCGCTGTCACCCGCGGACAAGAAGGCCTTCGAAGCGATCATCAAACGCAAGCTCTCCGTGGGCGACCTGGATGCGGTGGGCGTGGCCATCTGGAAAGCCAGCCAAAAGCCGGCCAACCGTCTGGAGATGGCCAAAATTGGCGTGTTTGACGAAGTCGGTGCAGCCAAGATCGTCGAGATCATGGGCGAGGCCAAGAAGGGCACCGAGCGCGTGTCCTATGGCGACGAGCTGCGCAAGGTTGGCAACGCGCTGACCAAGTACCTGGACGGCCAGAAGGAAGCGCCAAGCGGCCCACCGGAGCGTGGCAACATCAGAAAAGTGTTTAGCCGTGTGTTAGCGGAGCTGCAACAGACCTATCCGGCGCTTACAATGTCGGACTACCAAGCACTGCTTTGGTATCCAGAAAAACGCCTGTATGATGCTGCAAAGACCGCCGATGAGGCGACCGAGAGCTACGAGGACGACGAGGCACCTGACTATGCAAACGCAGCAGCCAAACTTGCCAGAGCAAAAGGAATCAGTGACGCCGACATCGCAAACGCCGTCGCAGCCGTCGATGCCGAACTACAGGCCGCAAACGGAGCAGCAGGAGTTCGACCAGGAGAACGAGGACCTGGAGATCGCGCAGCTGGTCAAGGAAACGTCCTCTACCAAAGCGTAGAGCAGACCCGCACGCCTGAGTTCCAGGGCTGGTTTGACGCGGGTTTTGTTGCTGATGCTTCCGGCAATGCTTTGCCGGTATATCACGGCGGCATGGAGAACTTCGGAACCGGCGCGAATACGGTAGCGCGCGCCGATCGTTATCGGCCATTCTGGGTGTCGCCGGATCGTTCACTGGCGGATAGCTACGGCACGGCACGCGGTGGGCAAGTAACGCAGCTCTACACCAATATCAAGAACCCAGCCAATCTGGCTGAATTGGCTGCAGAGCTGCTGCCAATCTACAACGCCGATGCGCAGATGCTGGATGACAATCCAGACGCGGAGTGGACCGACGCTGACGGCGACATTGCAGGCAGCGCGTATGTGCTGGCCAACTCGACCGATGTAATGGATTATCTGGTCGAGCGCGGTTATGACTCCGTTATGGTCGAAGAGCGGCCTGGCGTGATGTCTTACGGCATCCTCGACCCGCAACAGGTGAGAATCGCGCAAGGCGATACCAACATCCTGCGCCAGGGTGAAGGACTTTCTGACAAGCGCGGCTTCATCCAATTCGGCGCCAACCGCAAGTTCAACATCGCGCTGCTCGAGAAAGCAAACCTCTCGACGTTCTTGCACGAGACGGGCCACTTCTACTTGGAAGTGATGGGCGATCTGGCCGAGCGGTCAGACGCCACGCAGCAGATCAAAGACGACTACGCTGCGATTCTAAAATACCTGGGCTTAACTTCTCGCGCCGAGCTCACACTCGACGGCAAGGCTGCAGGCAGCGCTGAGTACAACCGAGCAGTCGAAGCGCACGAGCGTTTTGCCAGGTCCAATGAAGCCTACCTGATGGAAGGCAAGGCGCCCAGCGAAGAGCTGCGAGCGCTGTTCCAGAAGTTCAAATCCTGGCTGGGTCTGATCTACAAGAGCTTCCAGTCGCTGGATGTGAAGCTCACCAACGAGATCCGCGAAGTGTTCGACCGGATCTACGCGACCGACGAAGAGATTGCCGCCGCCAAGGACATCGTGCCGGTCGAGCAGCTGTTTGCCAGCGCGGCCGACATGGGAGTCTCGGAGGCTGAGTTTGCCGCCTATGCCAACAGCGTCGTCGACACGATAGAGTCGGGCAAAGAAGCACTGCAAGCCAAGCTCATGAAGGAGCTACAGCGCGAGCGCGAAACCTGGTGGAAAGAGCGCAAGGCCGAGATGCGCACCGAGGTCGAAGTTGAAACTGATCTCACGCCGGTGTACGCAGCCTTCAAGACGTTGACCGAAGGCAAGCTCGAGGACGGCACGCCGATCCGCTTGAACAAGGAAGCGCTGGTCGAGCGCTACGGCGACGAGTATCTAAAGCGCCTGCCGCGCAGTTTCGGCCGCATCTACACGCGCCAGGGCGGCATGGACCCGGAGTCGGCTGCTGAGTTCTTGGGCTTTGAATCGGGCGATCGCCTGATCGAAGCGTTAGCCGGTATGCGTCCGCGCAAGGAATACATCGACGCTGAAGTCGATCGTCGCATGCGCGAGGTGTACGGCGACATGATGACCGACGGCACGATTGCCGACGAGGCAATCGCAGCGCTACACAACTCGCAGCGCGAAAACGTGCTGATGGTCGAGCTGAAAGCGCTGCGCCGCAAGCAGCGCGAGGTAGCACCCTTCGTGCGCATCGAGCGTCAGCGCCAGGCGAACGATCGACGCCAGGCGAGGGCGGCTATCGAGACACCACCCGCGTCAGCTTTCCGTGCAGCAGCGCAAGGCTTGGTCGGTCAGACCGCACTGCGCGACCTGGACCCCTACAAGCATCTGCAGGCATCGCGCCGGGCAGCCCGCGAGTCGGCCAAGGCATTAGCCGGTGGCGACTACCAGACCGCGGCAGAAGCCAAGCAGCGCGAGATCTTGAATCACTACATGTACCTGGAGTCGAACAAGGCCCGCGAGGAAGCCGAGTCGATTCTGAAGTACGCGCAGAAGTTCGAGAAGGGCACCACACGCGAGCAAATGGGCAAGGCGGGTGGCACCTACCTTGAGCAGATTGACGCGATCCTGGACCGCTACGAGTTCCGCCGGGTGCCATTGTCTAAGATCGACCGGCGTCAGTCGCTCGAGCAGTGGATCACGGAGCAAGAGCAGCAGGGGCTCGAGCCCTCGATCGATGGGCGCTTACTGAACGAGGCACGCCTGGTCAACTACCGCCAGGTGTCGATCGACGAGCTGCGCGCCGTGCGCGACACGGTCAAGAACATCGAGCACTTGGCGCGCCTGAAAAACAAGCTGGTGACCAAGCAGAAGGAAATCGCGTTTGCCGACGCCATCGCCGAGTTGGTGGCCTCTGCTGAGAACAATGGCCAGCGCCGCATGCTGCCACCTGACCTGGCGGCTATGACACTGCGCGAGAAAGCAGGTGACCTAGTCAGCCGGCTGGATGCGCCGTTGCTCAAGATGGAGCAGCTGGTCGAGTGGCTCGATAATGGCCGCGTCGACGGGCCTTGGCACACCTACTTATGGAACCCGATCGCCCAAGCGCAGGTGGAAGAGAACGACCTGCACCGCGAGCTCACCACCAAGATCGTGGCATCCCTGGAGCAAATGCCCAAAGAGCAGCGTAGCTCGCTGCTCGACGTGTACGAGATCCCTGGCATTGGGCGCGTGACGCGCAAGTACATTCTCTCGATGGCGCTCAACATGGGCAACGACGAGAACATGAACAAGATGCTGCGCGGCCACGGCTGGCAGCTCGAGAATGTGCAGGCAGCGCTCGACAAACTCTCAGATGCCGACTGGCGCTTTGTGCAAGACACCTGGAACAACATCAACAGCCTGTGGCCGCAGATCGTCGAGCTCGAAAAGCGCGTTACCGGCCTGGCACCCAAGAAGGTCGAAGCGCGTCCCTTCGTCGTGCGACGCAATGGCCAGGAAGTGATGACGCTAGAGGGCGGCTATTTCCCACTGGTGTATGACCCGCGCTTCTCCGAGCAGGGCGCCAAGCAGGAGTCCGGCAACCTGGGCCAGCTGTTCGAGCAAGGCTACGTGCGCGCCACCACGGTCAAGGGTCATACCGAAGCGCGTAATGAGGGCTTCGCAGCGCCGCTGCAGCTAGACTTCGAGTTGGTCCTGACCGGGCACCTGACCAACGTGATCAAGGATTTGACGCACCGCGAGGCGATCGTGGCAGCCAACAAGATCCTGACCAATCCCGAGATCCGCAAGGTGCTGCAAGAAACCATGAACCCGGCGATCGAGAAGCAAATGCTGCCTTGGCTGCGCTCGGTGGTGAACGATCGCAACGGCGGCAGCCAGCAGGGCTTGGGCGACTTCTCGCGCTGGATGATGAGTCTGCGCGCCAACACGGTGGCAGCTGTGATGGGTTTCAAAGCGACAACGGCGATCATGCAGATTACCGGCTTGTCGGCCTCGCTTGATAAGGTCGATGCCAAGTACCTGGGCATTGAGCTCGCCCGCTTTATGCGCCACCCGGTCCAGCTGACCAACGAAGTCAGAGCGCTGTCGGGCGAGATGCGCAACCGGCCATCCAACTTGGACCGCGACATCCGTGCGCAGCTGCGCCAGATGACGGGCCAAAACAGCCTGCTGACCCAAGCGCAGCGCTTTGCCTTCCACGGCATTGCGATCGCCGACACGATGGTCACCGTGCCCACCTGGATGGCGGCCTACCGCAAGGCGATTGATGAGGGCAAGAGCCGTGAGGTAGCGATTTTAGAGGGTGATGCGGCCATTCGTTTGACCCAGGGTGCAGGCGGCCCGAAGGATTTGGCAGGGGTCCAACGCAACAACGAGCTCATGAAATCGCTGACCATGTTTTACAGCTATTTCAGTACCTTATACAATCGCATGCGTAACATGGGGCGCGACGTTCAGTCCATCACCGACATGCCGCGCTTCCTTGCCAAGGCGTTATTTGTAGTGGCCATCCCGGCATTCATGGGTGACCTGATTGTGGGCCGTGGCCCGGACGACGAAGAGGAGTACCCGTCCTGGCTGGCACGCAAAATTTTGCTGTACCCACTGATGACAATTCCGCTACTGCGTGACGTTATCGCATCAGTTGATTCGGGCTACGACTACAAATTCACGCCGCTGGCCAGTGGGTTGGAAAAGCTCTCGAAGCTGGTCAAGGCCGGTGCCAAAGCGGTAAGCGACGAGGACGACGTGGAATGGGGCAAGTTCGCAGTCAACGCCGCGGAAACCATTGGCTACCTGGCCGGCGTGCCAGGCACGGCGCAGGTCAGCGCTACAGGTAAATACCTGTGGCGTGTGAACGAAGGCGAGGAAGAAGCAGACAACTTTGCAGAGCTGCTGTTTTATGCAGCGGTCGGTAAACGGAAGGAAAAGTAAATGACAGTCTCCACGAGCTCGAACCGCGCCGACCATACCGGCAACGGAAGCGCCAGCACCTTTAGCTTCACCTTCAGGATTTTCGCTGACAGCGACCTGACGGTCACGCGATTAAACCCAACGACCGGTGTCGAAACCGTACTTGCACTAACTACGGACTACACCGTGTCGGGCGCCGGGTCCTATAACGGCGGCAGCATTACCTTAGTAGCTGGTGCGCTGACCAACGGACACACGCTCACGATCGTGCGCGAGCTCGACATTTTGCAGGCAACCGACCTGCGCAACCAAGGATCGTTCTTTGCCGAGACGCACGAAGACGTGTTCGATCGGCAGACCATGATCATGCAGCAGCTGCAAGAGCAGATCGATCGCGCGGCCAAGCTGCCGGTGACCAGCACCGAGGACACTGACGCGCTGGTCGATGACCTTATTCGTGTAGCAGACAGCGCCGACAACATCGACACCGTGGTGGCCAACCTGGCCGACATTACAACGGTGGCTGACGATTTGAACGAGGCTGTGTCTGAGATCAACACGGTTGCCACTTCGATTGCGAATGTCGACACCGTTGGCACCAACATCACCAACGTGAACACCGTTGCAGGCATCTCAAGCAACGTCAATTCAGTTGCCGGCAACGCGACCAACATCAACGCAGTAGCAGGCAACTCAACCAACATCAACAGCGTTGCGAGCAACTCGACGAATGTCAACACGGTCGCCTCCAATATAGCGGCGATCAGCACCAACGCTACAAACATTGCTGCGATTCAGGATGCGGCAAGTAATGCCGCAAGCGCAGCCGCAAGCGCGAGCACTGCAACGACACAAGCAGGAATTGCAACGACCCAGGCCGGTGTGGCTACCACCCAGGCAAGCAGCGCGGCAAACTTTGCAGCGCTTGCAGCGGCTTCTGCATCAGCTGGTCTTTACAACGCTGTCATCGACAAGAGCGCCAACTACACGGTTGTGCTGGCCGACAATGGAGATCTGATCAGGGTAAACACAAGCGGCGGCGCTGTAACTATTACGCTGCCGCTGATCAGTTCGGTCATTGATGGTTTCAAGATAGCGATCGTCAAGTGGACCGGCGACACAAATGATCTTTCGATTGCCCGCTCTGGCAGCGACACCATTAACGGCCAACCCTCATACAGCATTGGCAGCCAATATGTGTCGGCCACCTTTGTCGCAGATGCAGAAACAGGACAGTGGTTTGTAACAGCATCTGGCATAGGCACCACCAACGCATTCGTAAACAGGTTCAGTGGCAACGGCTCGACGACTGGCTTTACGCTGTCTGGAGATCCTGGCTCGATAAACAACACCGGCGTATTTGTCGGTGGCGTCTATCAGCAAAAAAACACCTACAGCATCAGCGGCTCGACGTTGACTTTTACGGGTGCGCCACCGTCTGGCACCGACAACGTCGAAGCTGTTTGGATAGCGCCGTTGGCTATTGGGGTGCCAGGCGATGCAACCGTGTCTGACGCAAAACTGACATCAACTTTGAGGGCATCTATTACCGGCAAGTCGGTAGCGATGGCCATCGTTTTCGGAGGGTAAATCATGGCCGCACCTAACGTCGTCGCAGTTGCGACAATTACTGGCAAAACTACAGTTCAGCTAGTCGGCACTAGCGCCACAGCAATTGTCAGCAACCCAGGATCGAGCAACAAGGTATTCAAGGTAAATGCCTTGTACGTTTCGAATGTTGACGCATCATCGAACTTTTTACTTACAGTGGATTTGTTCCGCAGCTCGACTGCTTATCGGATGGCATTTCAGATGCCGGTGCCGGTGAATTCGACAATCGATGTTTTGAGTAAGTCGATCTATTTGGAGGAAGGCGACAGTTTGCGCTTAACCGCGAACACGGCTAGCAAACTTGAGGCTGTCGCGTCTTTTGAGGAAATAAGCTAATGCGACGCGGCAATGGTGGTGTGATTGGCAATCTGAGCGAGCCAACAATCAACAGCACAAAAGGCGTCTGGTCACTTTCCGACGTGCAACAGTATGGCCAGAGTTCTAAATGGCCGCCAACCGGAAACATGATCGAGTACCTGGTTGTTGCGGGTGGTGGCGGTGGTGGCCGTTCGGTTGGCGACGGCGGGGCGTCGGGTGGTGGTGGCGGTGGCGGCCTGCTGGCCGGCACAGCGCCATTCAAAACCGGCGTTTCTTATTCTGTGCGTGTCGGCGCTGGTGGCGGTGGTGGCACTTCGCCGACCAATGGAGGCGATTCTGTACTAGGCCCGTTCCGAGCGTTTGGTGGTGGCGGTGGCTCTAATGGCCCGACCAGTATTGGTGCTGGATCAGGCGGGTCTGGCGGCGGCAGCAATCTGTACGGCCAATTTGCTGGGCTTGGAACATCTGGGCAAGGTTTTAATGGCGGCAACGGGAATGGCGGTACTGCTGGCGGTGGCGGTGGCGCAGGAGCAGTCGGTACAACTGCAGGCGGTGTCGGCATTCAAAATTCAATAACCGGCACGGCAACTTTTTATGCAGGCGGTGGTGGCGGTGGCGCAAACAGCTCTGGTGCGCAAGGAGATCTTGGCGGTAATGGCGGCGGCGGCAGAGGCGGCGGCCCTTACGGATCGACTGGCACGGCTGGCACGGCCAACCTTGGCGGTGGTGGCGGTGGAAGTGGTCAATGGAACGGCGGTGGGGCAAATGGATCTGCTGGCGGTTCGGGCGTTGTTGTCATCGCGTACTCAAGCACGATTAGCAATCTGGCGACAATTGATGCTGGCCTCACCTATACGCTAGATACGACTACTAGGTCGGGGTTTAGGATTTACCGATTCACTGGCGGTCTTGGCTCTATTACATGGTGATCTAATGGCACATTACGCTTTGCTTGATGAAAACAATGTCGTGACTGAAGTCTTTGTTGGCAAAGACGAGGGCGAAGACGGCGTCGATTGGGAAGCGCACTACGGTGCGGTGACTGGTCAGACCTGCAAGCGCACGTCTTACAACACTGAAGCCGGCCAGCACAAATCGGGCGGCACGCCGTTCCGAAAGAACTACGCTGGTATCGGTTACACCTACAACGCAATTCGCGACGCATTCATACCGCCAAAAGAGTACGAGAACTGGGTGCTTGATGATGCGACTTGCACATGGATCCCGCCGGTGGAAATTCCGAATGATGGCAAGCGGTACAAGTGGGACCAGCTGCAGAACCGCTGGATCGAGTACCCGGAAGATTATGTATGACGCCCCGTGAGTTCATTCAATCACTAGACCTTGATCGTGTGCCGCATAGCGGCCGCACGTTCGTGGACCACCTGCATGGTGTCGAGGACATCTTGCGTCTGTGCCGGTGCTCTGAAACAGTCTGCAATGCCGGGCTGTTTCACAGCATCTACGGCACGACGTTTTTTGACGCTGGCATCAAAGTCTCGCGTGACGATGTCGTCGGCGTCATTGGCAAAGAAGCAGAGTATCTGTCTTGGCTGTTCTGCAATGCAAACCGGCCTTTCTGCTGGTTCTGCGGAAACAAGATCGCCATGCGCGACGGGTCGCATGTTTTGGTCGACAACAAAACGCTTCACGATTTGCAAATGATTGAAGGCGCAAACCTGCTTGAGCAGCAATGCGGCGCTGACATGATTGTGGCAACAGCGGCGAGGGCGCAATGATCAACGTCGTCGAGAATTTCCTGTCGCCGCAATACCAAGATCATCTTGAGTCGACCATGCTTGGCCGTGAGTTCCCTTGGTTCTATTTGCCATTTACCTCTGAGCCAAATTACGAGACTTGCTTCCCGGCAGACGGTATGCAAGATGGCTTCCAGTTTGTCCATACGTTTGTCGATCAGGGGGCATTGCATTCTGACCGGATGTCGTTGGTACTTCCCATTGCTTTTGCATTAATGGCGAAAGAGGGTATTCGCACCGAGCATATTGAGCGGCTAAAAGCGAATGTTACTTTCCCCATTGGAGAGTCTGGATTCAAGCCACCGCACATAGATACGAGTAGGCCGAAGACGATTACCGCAATATATTATGTCAACGACGCTGATGGCGACACTATCTTCTTTGACAAATACGATGCGTTAAAACTTAACGGGTTTCAGTTTTCTGAGCGGATGCGATTTAAGCCGACGAAGGGTACGCTTGTTTATTTTGACGCTGATCTTTTCCACTCATCAGAGTTCCCTACTTCTGGACAGCGTTGCGTTTTGAACTTTAACTTCGCTCAGGATATTCAATAGAAAGGTAGGTACGGCAAATGCCATTGACACAGATACCGACAGGAATGTTTGAGGACAACTCTGTCACTTCAGCAAAACTCTCTGCCGACTTACGGAACCAGACACCGGCGTTTAAGAACCGCATCATCAATGGCGATATGCGGATCGATCAGCGTAATGCTGGTGCGAGTGTTACGCCGACAACATCAGCACAGGCTTTTGCTGTAGACCGTACTTCTACGATTGTTTCTCAAAATAGCAAACTTACAGTACAACAAAACGCAGGGTCGGTAACGCCGCCAGCAGGGTTTACAAATTATCTAGGGGCAACGTCATCGTCCGCATATTCTGTTTTAACTTCGGATTACTTCAATTTCAACCAAACAATTGAAGGCTTTAACATTGCTGATCTCGGTTGGGGAACTGCTAACGCCCAAACTGTTACTTTGTCATTTTGGATTCGCTCATCATTAACAGGAACACACTCCGGCAGTTTGCGAAATGGTGCGGCAAATAGAAGTTATGTCTTTAGCTTCTCAGTATCCTCCGCTAATACATGGGAACAAAAAACAATAACTATTGCTGGCGATACATCTGGAACTTGGCAAACAGGTAATGGCGCGGGTATGTTTGTGTCTTTCAATCTTGGCGCTGGTTCTACTTTTGCAACAACAGCAGGGGCGTGGGTAGCGGGTAACTTTATTGGTGCAACAGGTTCAGTCAACGTAGTCGGAACCAACGGCGCAACCTTCTACATCACCGGCGTACAACTAGAAAAAGGCAGCACAGCGACGAGCTTTGATTACAGGCCGTATGGTACGGAGTTGCAGTTGTGTCAGCGGTATTTTGAAAAAAGCGTAAATATAGACACCGCAATTTTTACAAACACAATAGCTACTTTTTACGGGAACATGCAATCAAGCATTTCTAATGGAAGTTGGTATTTAACAATACCGTATAAAGTAACAAAACGAGCAGCACCAACTGTTGTGACATACCCATTTACAACAGCAACCAACGGAGGACGTTTTTCTAATAATGGTGGGATAGATTATGGGGCTAATTCAGCCGCCGCTGGCGGAATTTATGACTCTCAATTTAGTATTCAAAACAATAGTGGCGGCGCGTTAGCCGTTGGCGCCGGAATCGTGTTTGGAAGTTGGTTTGCTTCTGCGGAGCTTTAAATGTACAAACTTATTCAGCACAACCAGACAGTACAGCGTCTATCAGACAACGCCTTCATCCCCTTCGATCCCGCGAACACGGACTACCAAGCCTATTTGAAGTGGCTCGATGAAGGCAACGAACCATTGCCAGCAGATGATCCGGCGCCCTGAGTGATGCGCAAACCGTAACGTGATGAGAAAGGGTTGTTGAGGTGGATGACATGATCACAAAGATAGCGGCAGGTATTGCTGCTTTTGGTGCGGCGGCTTATGGCGTCTTACGAATGGTCAAGAAAGACCGGCGCGAGGATACGGTAGCGGCTTTGCACGACGAGGCCATCCAGCAAGTGATCAAGACGCTGCGCGAAGAGGTCGAGCGAATGGCTGTGCGCCTAGCTGCGGTTGAAGAACAGAATCGATTATGCGAGGAAAGGAATGAGCAGCTGCACCAGGAGATCTTGCAACTCAAAAGAAGTCTGCATGTAGCCTGATGTGTGGATCCGCTAACGCTACTTGCTGCTGCAAACGCCGCGGTCGCGGCGGTAAAGAAAGGCTGCCAGCTTTACCGCGATATTAAGGGGGCAAGCGGCGAAGTATCAGAAGTATTGAGGGATTTGCGGGAGCAGTTCGATAAGGTAACAGGTGGCAATCCGACAGTTGAGCAGAAGCAAAAATTTAACGCCGAGGTGCAGCGCGTCCAGGAGATTGCCAAGGCTGACCCAAATGATGTGTATACCGAGATCGGTAATCAGTTGGGCGTGTTGATGGACAGTTATGACGCACTGAGCAAGGCGCTGTTGGCCGAGCAGATGGAGGGCAAGAAGGTTTACAAAGGCGAGGAAAGCATTGGCCGCCGAGCGCTGCGTCGAATCATCATCACGACACGCCTGGATGCCATGCTGGCAGAGATACGCGAAACCATGGTGTTCCGGAGCCCCCCAGAATTAGGGTCACTTTGGGGTAAGTTCTCCGAGATGTGGGAAACGATCGTGGCCGAGCAGGAAGCGGCACACGCAGAAGAACTTAGACTGATTCAGATGGCGAGATGGCGACGCAGAAAAAGAATGGAGGAGGTCAGGGCCAAGGCAACATGGATTTCAGCGGCCGTTTTCGTAATTCTTTGGGGAGTTCTAATAATGTGGCTAACGACAAGAAGCGCGATGATGAGGACATCCCTTGGTCATTACTGATCACTGTAATGGCGGTGCTGCTTTGCTTCTTTATCGTCATGCCAATCATTGGTTATATGCTGTACGACCTACACTTTGCCACGCAAGCTGCGGTGCATGAGGTTAAGAAGATGAGGCAATTGCGACGCGAGATACTTGAAGAAAGGATGTACAAACAATGATCACCTTTGCGCAACTGCGGCAGCTGCTGCCGAAAAATCCCTATGTCGCCGAGTGGCACGAAGCCATGGCGCAACCGCAGCAGGAGCTGGGCGGCGCTACGCTGCTCGATGAGTACGACATCAACACGCCGCGACGTATTGCAGCGTTCATCGCGCAGTGTGCGCATGAGAGCGGCGGCTTTATGGTGCTCAAAGAGAATCTCAACTACAAGCCTGCGACGCTGCGCAAGATCTTCTCTAAGTATTTCGACAGTGATGCGATTGCCGCAGCATACTGCGCTAAACCCAACAAACAGGAAGCGATTGCCAACCGTGTCTACGCCAACCGGATGGGCAACGGCAGCGAAGCGTCGGGCGACCCCGCTCGCTGGATCGGGCGCGGGTTAATCCAGCTCACAGGCCGTGCGAACTACCAGGCTTTTGCCGACTCGGTCGAGATGAATATCAACGACGTGCCGGCATATCTGGCCACGTTCGAAGGAGCTGCGCAGAGCGCTTGCTGGTTCTGGGAAACCAACAAGTTGAACACCTGGGCCGATGCCGGAGACATCAAGGAGCTCACGCGTCGAATCAATGGCGGCTACATCGGGCTCGACGATCGCATCAAGCACTACAACCACGCGCTGTCTGTGATGCAGGGAGCGCACTGATGCGCGCGCTACTGATAGCGCTGGTGCTGCTGCTAACTGCCTGCGAGCAGCGCTACAGGTACGCCTGCCAAAACCCAGACAACTGGGAAAGCAAGCAGTGCCAAAAGCCACTGTGTGAGGTCAACCAGGACTGCCCAGAGCATGTGTTCAACGGGCAGAAGTCAATGGAACTGCAGGTGAACAAGGAGCAAAAAATTGACTGTGCTAAATAAACTCGCTAGTCGCTTGATCGACGAAGGCAGGATGTATTCAACCGAGGAGCTGATGGCTAGGCTCAAGGTGTTCATTGGTGTGTGCTTAACGCTCACACTCATGGGCATCATCTTCACGATTCTGTACTCGGTCATTTTCGTGACCCAGCCACTCAAGGCCATTGCGCCGATCGATCAGAAATTCTTTGAGGTGATCATCCCGGTCGCATCGTTTCTTTGCGGGATTCTGTCCGGGATCATGTTGAACGGCACCAACGCAGGCGAGATGGACGCAATGAAGTCCACGATGTCTGCGTTCAAAGATCAATCTGCGCAGGCCGGCAAAGTGGCCGCACCCGTTCCCGAGCAAGTAAACACAGTGCCCGCGGCTGCGCCGCGACGCGAGCCAGTGCTCGATCCAATTACTGAGCCGCCACCGGTGACCGTGGGCTACGGTGGCAAGAAGGCACCCCCGCCCGCACCTGAACCAGAGATCTAGGAGGCCGTCATGGAAAAACTGTTGTGGATTCGCATGCTCGCAACTGTCGTGGCGAGCCTTACGTTGGCGTTCAGCGCGCACGCTGGTGGCGAGATGAAGAAGGTGTGCCGCACCGAGAAGGTCAAGGGTAAGGACATGGAGGTGTGCAAGACCATCAAGGTCCACAAGAAACTCGAAGGTAAGTCCGTGCCTGGGCAGAAGCCATGATGAACCCTTGGCTTGTCGTCGGCTTTGTGCTGGCGGTGTCTGGTGCGTTCAGTGCCGGGTACTGGCGCGGTGACAGCGCAGGCCAAGCCACTGTGCAGCAGCAGTGGGACCAAGAGCGCGCCAAGCAGGAAGCCGAGTACGCGGCCGCGCAGGCGGCTGCGCGTGAGAAGGAGCAGGAGCTGCAGCGCTCCGCTGATCTACTGAGAAAGGAAAAGGACCGTGAGATCCGTGATCTTAATGCTAGGGCTGCCGCTCTTACTAACAGCGTGCGCGACAGGAAAGAGCGCGCCGCCGCCGCGAGCGGTGCCGTGCCCGGTGCCGCCGGCGCTGGAGGCTCCGCCGCCAGCTGTACTGGAGCAGGACTTCCTCGAGAGGATGCGCAATTTCTTGCAGGGGAGGCTGCCCGAGCAGATGAGCTCCGCATCTCCCTCAAGCAGTGCCTCGCCCAGTACCAAGCAATGAAGGGCAAATAGGTTTCGCCGCAACGTCTAGGCTCTGGGGGCGATCTCCTCCGCCACTCTATCCCAAGTCTAGATTTACCCCGGCCTGGTGCCGGGGTCTTTTTTGGGATGAATCTTGGGATGAATTCGGGGAACTGAGGGGAATAGGTTAGTGGTGACTATCGCACATTCCCAGTGCTGTCATGCCCTTGTGAACCCCTGTGTGCCCATGTATCATACGCACAACTAGGTTCGAGTCCAATCGCGCCTACCAGAATTTTCCCAACCGGATCAAAGACTTAGGTCAATCCGGTTTTTTGTTGGGATGAATTCTGGGATGAATTCTTGTTGAGCGCTGCTTCCAGCGCACGCCGCTCGGTGCCTTTGTCAGCACCGTCAATCCAGCGGGCGTACTTCTCAAACAGCATCTTCGTGTTCGCGTGGCCCAGTTGCCTGGCGATGTAGGCCGGGTTGACGCCGGCCATCAGGGCGGTGGTCGCGTAAGTGTGCCGGGTGTTATAGGCGCGGCGGTGACGGATGCCCAGACGCTTTAAGGTCGGGGTCCAGTAGTTGTCCCGCTGGGCACGCTCATCGTGCCATGGCAGGCCCGTGACGGGGTTTTCGAAGATGTCCTCACCCTTCATGAAGGTGTGCGCTTTCATGGCCGTCAGCGCCTCCAGGGCGGGGCTGACAAGGTCAATGTCTCGCTCGGCATGCGTCTTCGATCCATCTCGCTCCGAGCCACGGAAGGTGCGCACGCGCTGCATGCGCGCCGTCTTGTCTTGCCAGTCAATATCTGACCAGCGCAGTGCGATGATTTCCTCCGGGCGCATGCCGGTGTAAAAGGCAAAGGCAAAGTAAGCGGCCACGCGAGGATCGTATCGACGGGTCAGCTCGGCCAGGATGCGGTCGCGCTCGTCCGCGGTCAGCGGGTCAGGTAGCTTCTTCACCACCTTCATGTTCTTGATGCCGGTCATGGGATTGTCGGCAGCGCGCCGGCCCGTGTACTCGAAACCAAATATGCCGCGCAGGACAATCAAGTAATTGTTGGCTGACTTGGCGCTGGCCCAGGGATGGCTGCCGATCTTGGAGGCGAGCACTTGGTAGGTCAGCTTGTCGATGGGCTTGTCGTCACCCAGCAAGCGCTTCCAAAATGCCACAGCATTGTTGTACTGGTCTTTCGTTGCAGCCTCGAGCTGACCTTTTGATTTAAGCCACAGATCGGCCACGACGCCAAAAGCATTAGGTGGTTTTACTTTAGCGCGTGCTGACTCTGGAAAGAACTCAGCATAGTCAAACGTGCCTTGCGCGATGCGCTTTTTGATCTGCTGAGAAATCAGCTCGGCGGTGCGCAAGTTGCCTGGTGTAGGCAGCAGCGGCTTGCCGTCAACAATCAATCGCTCTCGGCACGTTTCGCCATCAAGGACAAACTGGATGCGGATACTGCTCTGCCGGACCTCGACGCCCGATCCCCTTCGACCCATTGCTCATATCCCTTCAAGGAAATAAATATCCCGCCGTCCGGCGAGCGCCGGAACTCTTTACCTTCAAGCCACTTACCTTCCTCGATCTTGCGTCGAATTGCTTTCTCGGACAAGCCGGTAATAGCCGACGCAAGTGCGATGGTCACATAGGAGGCCGGTGCGATTTGTGGGGGAGGTTCAGCGATCATAACTCACCAACCTTTCAATCAGCCATTTCAACACTACCGTCGCGGTAGTGACGCTTGCCGCTCATGCGGCTAGGTATGGTGTCCCAGATGGTGTGACGCCATTTACTGCGAAGTTCGGCGCCGGTGTATTCGCCTTGCTTTACAAACACCCGCGGCGTGGCCACTTCGCCTTGCCACTCACGGGCACGCTGGCGCTCGGCCAGCTGGTGCAGATCATTCTTCATGTTGTTCTCCTTTCTTAGTTGGTCTGCAAAATGGCGAGCCAGTGATCGACCTGCTTGCCGCGTCGGGCGCGCATGCGACGACGTAAAACTTCGCGATACTTTTCTCGATAGCGTTCGTTGGCCTGCTTGTGCGCGTCGACCTGTGGTTGTTTTCGATCGGGCCCTGTGCCTAGCGCATAGATCGCAGCCCAGTCGCCGCGTGTGCCGAAGTTTCGATGCCAGCCGCTGATGTGCACCATGCGTTGCTGGTGCATTAAACGAATCGCGCTGCGCACGGTGCGCACGTTCTTGTCGAGCTGACTTGCTATAACGCTGGCGTGCAACGGCCCGTGCTCTTTGAGCAGCTCGACAATGGCCTGGCGGGTGACGGGAACGCTGGGCATTACGACATGAACCAGCGCAGGATCTGGCGCGGTGTGGGCCAGGTGATGGCGTGCAGCGGGCCCAATGACCTGGGCAGCAGCGCTTTCTGGATGAACTCCATGTCGCAGAAAGTTTCTGCGCTAGGCTTCGGCACGTAGTAGATGCCGATCTTTACTTTGCCGGTGTCGACAAAGCGCAGCGGCTTGTCGTGTCTGTTCTCTACAAGTTGTTCCATGATCACCTCGTGTCGTCGCGAATGGCGTCGTAAATCGCGGCGAAGATGCCGCTCACGCCACCAAAAAAAGACAGTGCGCACAGCCCTGCTAATGCGACCTGGCCGGAGGGCATGTGCCGCTCTGTGGTCAGCACCAGCAGCGCTGAGATTGCGAGCCATAAGAAAAACGTCAGCTTGATCAGTGTTCGCATGATAGCCTCCTGATGCGTAGTGTTCATCATGTTGTCAGCGTCTCATCACTTAGCGCAAAGCAATGGCGCTTAATCTCTGGGTACTTGGTTGCAAATGACACCACGATGCGCTCCGGCGTGAGCAACTGATCTACCAAGTCAATCGCGTCGTCTACCGAGTCTGGCACGGGCCCGAACAGATCGCTGCACCGACGACCCCACCAGGCAATGGCCTTGCTTCGCGCATAGCCGGCGTGCTCGATACACACATACTCGGTAACAGTGCGCAGGCCGCACTGGTAATCCACGCGCAGCGTCGGCACGCCTGACTTACCGACGT